ACATTGGACGTTACTGGAGCGACTAGTTTGAGCAGCACGCTCAATGTTACTGATACATCGACATTCGATGGAGAATTCATATTTACCAAACAAGAAATAACGCCGACGACCGGTTCTACATTGACGCCAACGGCGACATTCTACATTATAAATACTTCTGGTGAGGTAACAATAACATTAGGCACGACTGGCGCCGTCGCTGGTCAGTTATTAATATTATATGGTAAAGATGCCAATAATGTTACAATAGCTGATACAGATATATTGACAACGACAGGCAACGCGCTAGTAATCGGGCAATATGATATCGCGGTGTTTGTCTATAATGGTACGGCGTGGGTTGAGCTATTGTTAGCAGACGATTCGTGATAGATGAATGTTTATGCTTATTGTGCCAATTCATTTAAGAAATCGGTTAAGAAAATGGCTGGGATTGAACCTGATACCTGCCCGCCATTTACTGATGATACATTTGGAGAAGACCGATTAATTAATGCTGATTTAATTTATTTCAAATTACATGGACTGCCTGAGCAAGCATATTGGTATGGTGATAATATGATTACCGCACTATCATTGGAAAAACTCAGGCAGTTTAATTTAAGGAACAAAATGATATTCGTTTCAAATTGTCATTTAATGGAAAGCCCGATGTTTCAAGGATTGAATGAAGCTGGCGCATTAGCGGTTATAGGTGGTAGCGGTATTAATTATGGTGGTATAGATAAATTAGTTGCATCTGATATTTTGGGATTATATTTCAGAATTGGATTACAATTAGGAATGAAAATAAAAACCGCATTTGAATTTTCAAAGACGGTGCTGAAATTTTATGCAAGAAGCAAAGGCGTTGAAGATGCAATGGCGTTTGAATTATATATGCGAGGTAAAACATGTTAACAAAATTGTCTACATTCAATTCCAGGCTCGATATCCTGCTTCAGGGCATAGGTGATACCGAATTATCAAGTAATGATCGTGATATTGCAATTAAACATGCGGTAGCCGAGTATTCGGTTGATAGATCAAAAGAGAGCGCAATATTAATTCCCGGCAATGGGACATCATACTATTTACTCGATGGGATAATTTATTCATTAAGCGAAAGCAATTTGAACGCCGGTCTTATTTTGAAATCCGAAGGCGAAAACAGCAAATATGCTATAAAGTTTTCATTATCCTATCCGCAAGAAATCGAACAGGTAGATCTATGGTTGAGCAGGATCGGTTCGACCGTCAAAGGAACATTGAGCTTATCTATTTGTGCAGATGATAATGGATTGCCGGGGATGGTCATCGCAACATCGCAATCTGTCGATATAGATGATATAGACGGGGCTGGAGAATTATATTATAGAGAAGTGAAATTTTCATTTATCAATCGATGTAAATTGAGCGCTGGCGATTATTATTTATTGCTCAATGCGGTAGATTATGAATATGTCGAGGATGTAAATGTATTGGTAATTGGCGCCTATCAAGATGATGATGCCAAAGGAGATATTTATAGTTATGATGACGTGAATGGATGGAGCAGATATCAACCAGCCAGTGATGCAATTATGAAAATCACTGGTGGAGTCGAAGAATGGAGCAAAAATTCAAGTTCAATTATTAGCGTTGAATATCCGGCATCCATTATAGAAAACAACGAGGAACCGCAATTACTGGATATCGAAGATTATCAAATGTTCACAACAGAATCGGGCGATTATTTGAGGCTGATCAATTTATCCGCATCCAGCGGAGAATTCATAAGGATGAAATACAAACATCCTTATAGATGGAGCGAAGGAACTGATCCAGTTATAGACATTCCGCAGGCGCATTATGAAGCAATTTGTAATTTATCAGCCAGCATTGCTTGTAATTGGTTATCGACGCGTTATGGACAATCGACAGTATCATCGATAAACGCCGATAGTGTAGACCATAGGACGAAGCCCGATATATATAGGTCATTATCGAACGATTACAAAAAGATCTATAGGCGCTTATTGGGATTACCGGAAAAAGACGATGAGCATATCCCAAGCATGACGATAGTTGATATTGATTTTGGACCGGCTCATAACCGCGATTTTCTATTTCACACACGAGATACAAGATGAGTGACGAAAATACAGTTATTGAAGTTCATATTGACGCCAGCGAGATAACGAAATTGATCAATGCAATACCTGAAATGGATAATATCATGTATAGCGAGATGCGCGCTGCGATGGATGAATCCGGGGAAATGCTATCATTAGCTATTGCCCCGCTCACGCCGGTCAATTATGGGTTATTGCGTTCGGCGATCCAATGGCCCAAAGGTTATGAGGCGACGGGGCTTGATGTGGATACGTTGCGGGGCGTTATAGGGGCTGGCGAATTACAATCGGAATCTGGTACAGCAACCAGTGTCTATGTGAAATATGTCGAGGAAGGAACAAGCCCGCATTGGGCGCCAATTGCGCCATTGAAATTATACGCAATCCGTAAATTCGGCGATGAAAAAGCTGCATATGGGATTAGGGCGAAGATAGCAAAATCAGGTACAAAAGGTGCGCATATGTTCGCAGAAGGTTGGGAAGCGAGCAAAAGCAAGATCGAAAAGATATGGCAAGGGGTGCCGCAAAAAGCAATCGATAAATTTGAGAGGTTCGTATAATTATGACATATAGTGAATCGACAATCCGCAGTAGTCTTATCAACATATTAGAGGATGTTGAAGATATTGGTGTTGTCTATGATTATGAACGCTGGATGACAGACTGGAATGTATTATTGAGTTTATTCAAAACAGAGATTGAAAATAAAGATCAATTGCGAGGCTGGATAATTACAGCCGGGGGACCGCCATTTTGGAAAGAAGAAATAATCAGTTTCCAAGGTGGAGATACGGGCGAGACGATCCTAGTTACTTATAATTACCGAATACGTGGATTTATGGGTGTCGATGATGACGCAGGAACAGAAAAGATTATGACTGGATTAATGATGAATGTCGCTGATGCCATAAAATCATCGGATGATTTGCAAGCCTATCATTTCAATGATGGAGTTCCGATTATTGTATCGGGCATACTTGAATATAGGACGTTATGTAATGTGCTTGTTCATTATGCTGAATTGAATCTACAATTTCAGGAAATTGTGTAAGGAGCAGATGATGTATAAAGTATTGATTGGTCTGAATATCAAGTTGAATGATCTTGAGGAATGGGATGAGAATAATGGCGGTGAATTGGTTTTATCAAACGAGGTCAGGTTCGATAAAGGGGATATCGTCAAGGCATTTCCCGAATGTGCCGATGTAGAATTCCTTATCGAAATGAAAGCGATCGAGGAAGTCAAAGAAGGCGAAATCAAAAAAGCCGCGAAGAGAAAGGTGGTAAAAGATGAGTAAATTACCCGGCAGGTTCAGCAAGATATATTATGGCGGTTATGATTTATCCGGTCTATCGAATCAATGGGAATACAATATTGAACATGCCGAAGTCGATATGACCGGGTTTGAAGAGGATACTGAGAATTCGATCGCCGGGATGCCGAAAGGAACATCGAACGTTACCGTTTTACTGGATCCCGATACAAATAAAAGCCATGATGCTTTGAGCATTCCCGGTTCTTATACCGATCAATGTCTTTGTATATTGATGGGGCAATGCGCCAATCCTATAATTGGTGACCCGGCGCTGGCATTATTTTGTAAACAATTCAAATATTCCGGTAAATTAGAGACCAAATCAGCCGTGATGGCGGATGTTTCATTCATTGGCGCCGGGTTATTGCCCGATGTAAATGGCATCATTTTGGCTAATGAGACAATTACCAATTCAAAGAATTTTACAGATGTTGATAATGAGGTAAAGACTTTGGCACCAGGTGGTGCAGGATATTTGCAGGTATTAATTCCGACAACGAATGATACCTATGTAATCAAGATTCAACATTCCGCAGATGAATTGACATGGGCGGATTTGATTACATTCAGTGCCAATGGAAAAATCAGGACGAGCGAAATGAAAAGTACTCTGGTTACAGCCGAGGTAGAAAGATATGTGAGGGCGATCGCAACGCGTACTGGTGCGGGAAATGATCCATTTGGGATTTGTGTTGTTTTTGCTAGACACGGAGCAGAAGAGGAATGAGAAGAAAGATATTTGCGACAATTATTTTATTGATATTCTTATCCGCCTGCTCAATGAAAAATGAACCTAAGGAATTAGGATTCGAGCGCGATATATCGATGGAAGCACAAATATTACAAAGTGATGACAATTTGGTATTTATAGGTGAGACGAAGGATAAAGATGGGACATTGCATTCTGTGATTGGGGTGGTTGATGAATCAAAGGCATTGCCGAATTATTTACTTGGTCTCAACGATGTGATACGAATAAAATCATCACCATTTTTATTTTATGATGGAAATACAAAGCCATATGATTATCCGGTTTATTTACCAGTAATTATGAATGGACAATTATTTTGGCCGGCAGATGGAGATCGAAAGGATAAATTTAGACCTGCGCCGGGAGGGGTAAGTGTTGGGCATATTAATATTACCGCTGGGACATTAGGGGGTAGGGTATGTAGTACCATTTATGGTTGTTCTTGTTTCGTTACCAATTGTCATGTTTCTGGTTGTTTTGATGATGCAAAGATCGGTGATGATATTATACAGCCCGGCAGACATGATGGTGGGAAGGCGACCGATAGTATTGGTAAATTGGTTGTTATGGGCAAGCCTGTTTCCAATCAAAATAATTTGGTAGACGCGGCACTTATTTGCGGAACAGCGCAAACAATTTACCCCGAAATTTATCAGATTGGCGCAGTAAATAATATCGAGACTAATCTGTACACCGAGATGCCAAGCTGGAAAAGCGGGCGGAATGGAATTACCCATTTTGCTTTATTGGCGACATCAGTCACAGTTAAAGTTTGTTATGGCGTAAATAAATGTTATACATTTACAGATCAAATATTATTCGGCAATAATGGAATATCGTCTTTACCTGGTGATTCTGGTTCTTTTATTTTGACCGAGACCGATCCGCCTAAATTAATTGCTTTACTATTCGCTGGCAATTCTGATGGTCAAACAATGGGAAATAAAATCGAAAATGTATTTAGGGAACTGAACGTATATTTACCCGATATGCGCCGCGGTATTGCCCCATATCCCGGACCCATTATCGACCCATAATGGAGAAAGAAAAATGAAATATTCGATATTGAATACTTTAGAAAATCCATTCATCGTTGATGTCTCGTTATATCAAACCATAGTTAATGAGAAGGGCGATATTATTCGGCATATTGATTGGGAAAAAGCATATAGGCGTGGGGTTCGTGTTGCTATATTACGGGCAACGATTGGGAATTACAGGGTTGACAAATCGTGCGTAGAAAATTATAAGGCATGTTTATCATTGGGAATTATTCCAACATTTTATCATGTAATGACGCCCGAATATCCGGCACAAGCACAAGCTAAATATCTTATCGATAATATTCCAGGTGCCCCGCTATTGCCAATAGTAATTGACAATGAACTTGTCAGGAAATGCAACAGGCAGAAAATAACATCTTGCACACAAAAGCTAGTTCAATTATTAGAGGAATATGAAGGGCGCAAGCCAATTATGTATACCAGTCAAGGATTCTGGGATATGTGGGTAATGCCTTGGTCTGGCTGGAAAAATTATCCTTTATTCGTAGCGTGGTATCCATGGCAATTAAAAGAAGCATATAATAACCCATTTCCAATAAGGCGCTGCCCGCGTGACTGGATAATTAATAAAAATGGGAAAAGGGTGGCTGAGCATAAGTTATGGCAGGCATCCGCCGATGGGAATGGAAAAGGACGTGAATATGGAGTTTGGTCTGGGGATATCGATTTATCATTTTATAATGGTTCGATCGAAGATTTTGAATCATTCTTCGATGTAATAATTCCCGATAAGGAATATATGCCATATATTGAACAAATAGAGATCGAGACCGATGACAAGATACGAATGAGGATGCCGTTACAGGAATTCGAGACAATGCGATCTCATTATCAAATTGGTAATTTAAGTTATAATAATTTCAAGAACAAAGGATTATCGATTGAGGACTTTATTGAGATCGAGGAGAAAAAAGGGCTATGATCAATTCTGAATTTATAAAATTTGGTAGAAAGGTGCCCAAAGACTGGGAGCACGTCACTAAATATCCATTACGGAAATTATCATACCCGGTCCCGAAATCTATCGAAGTACAAATTGATTATCCGCTTTTTGTGAGAGAATTCTACGACCAGGGTATTACCAATGGATGCGTCGGGTATTCGTCATCTATAATGATGACTATATATAATGAATATTATCATTATGATGCGCCCTGGTTATGGCAACGCGCAAAGGTATATGATAATGATCCAGTAACTAAAGAAGGCGATAATGAAGGTACGTATGTTTCTGCCGCGTTCGATGTTTTGAGAAAAGAAGGGCATAAACCATTTGGAAATGATAAGCCCGAACCGGAACATGGGATATTGTCGAACTATTGGGCGATGACAGTTGACGAGATGCGAATTGCATTATCGCTCAATAGACCGGTTGTCATAGGTATCAACTGGTATTCGGAATTTATGTATCCGGTTTTCGATGGCGGAAAATGGTGGATCGGCAACTCGCCTAATCTTGGATATGTTCAGGGTAGTCATGCCATTTGTGTTATTGGTGCTTCGGATGCATTACAGGCGTTCAAATTGATCAATTCATGGGGTAGGATATATCCCATTGTTTGGATACCATATAAAGTTATGAGCCGTCTTTTGGAAGAGGATGGCGAGAGTGTTGTAGCAATAGATTTGCAATAAAAAGGAGAAAATGAAATGAAATTAGCGGGTAGGTTCTTGAAAGTAATAATCGATGATAGTACCGGGACGCCGCAAACCGTCTCTGGAGATATCAATAGTATTGATATTCCCGATGAATACGCCGAAGTTGACGTTACGGGATTCAGTGAAGGCGGTGAAAATTCGATACCTGGAATGCCGTCATTCCCGGTTGAAATTACCGGACATATGAATGCTGTGGCGACGACCGGGTTATTCACTGTACTAAAGGGAATAGTCGGCAAATATAGTGCTTGCACATTGACCGTTCAGGTTGGTCAAAATGCGACGCCGACGACTGGCGATCCTGAGTTCGAGGGTGAATTTTGGTGTCAAAAGATGAATATATCCGCTGATCCAAAAGGCGAAATTAAAATTACTGCCAGTTTTAGGCCATACGGATCAACGGCACCTGTTTGGGGAACGGTATCGGCATGAGCGAACAAGCCAAGAAAACCATCAAGATTACTTGCGGAATAGAAGGATATGAGGATTGTTATATTCTATTTGCTTCTGATGGATGGCGATATAAACACTTGCGC